ATGAAGGAAGTATTGGTATTAACCGAGAATGTGGCAAAAGCCGACAAGGTAATAAATCGGCTGGAGATGAAGGATCACCCAAGCCTGGTGCTGATAAGCGGAGATCCGGGAATGGGTAAAACCTATTACACTCTGCGGCGCACGTTCAGCCATGGATGGATGTATTATCGCCTGCGGGCTACCGATACCGCAAAGAGCTTTTTGCAGCAGGTGTATCTTCGCCAAAACAAGCTACTCACCGGCAGTAACGAGATTATGCGTGGATCATCGGCCACGTTGGAGAATGCCTGCATCGAGAATTTTAAGAGCTTGCAAAACGTACCCCTGGTGATCGACGAAATGAATTTTGCGACAATGTTCCGCAAATGGGAAATTCTTGAGATATTGCGAGACTTTCGCGATGACGCCGATGCTACGATCGTGATGGTGGGTGAGCATGACACACGGATGGCACTTGAGGCCTACAATCCGCACTTCTTTAACCGCTGTGAATTTGTGCAATTCAGCCAGAACACCCCTCAGGATGTGGCTCTGATTATCCGCAATCGCAGTGAGATCACCCTGGATGAGGCAGCGTATAAGGATATAATCAAGAAGTGCAAGGGGAATTTGCGGGATGTAACCAAGCTGCTTCAGGAACTGGAAATTCGAGCTATGGAGGGCGAAGATGCTCTTAAAGGATAAGCTTGAGAATTTCGCCATGCAAATCGGCAGGAGCTTCACCTCTCGTGAAGCATCCTGCCTTGTGGGGTGCAGTTACGACCACGCCAAAGCCACCTTTGCCGCAATGTGCAAGGAAGGCAAGATTAAAGTATCGCGTACAATTGGCATGACACATTATTATATATGGAATGCATCACCGCGTAAAATATCACAAAAGAGATCAACGGGCTTAATTTCGGACACCGCAGCAAAGATTGTGGCGCACATAGATGGCGCAACAGATATAACCGAATTCTCTGCCCGTGTAGGACTGAGCCGTGAGCGAGTGTATCGCTATTTGCAGGCCTTGGCGTCGGTGGGGGCTATCACTATACGGGCCGGAGTGTATGTGCTTCTGGATGCCGGCAAAGCGGCGTCTCTGCCTGTTTCTTACGATAAGGATGCTATTTCTAAGCTGCGTGAAGCGGATAGGTCGCAACGTATGGCAGCGGTGATGAGATGAGTTCTAACACTAACGAAAATATTGAACAGCAGGAAAAAGATCTGCGCCGTAACTGTATGGCGCTCTCGGTCAAGAAATACAACTGGGACTATGATCAGTTCCACGACCTGCTGGAAGAATGGGGCTACGGGCGCAGTTTACGCGCCCTTGGCCTGCCTAAGCTTATCCAACTGCGTAACCAGCTGGTAGGTATAAAAGACCACAGCGGATACGCCAAATTCGACAGCGATGGAATGCACATGTGGCACCTGGCTTGCCGTGCCTGGCCAGATAATACGATGAGCCGCCTGCAGCATTATTGGGTGAAGAAGTTCAGGAAGTCGCACTGGAATATCCTGGATGCAAAAGAGCGTCGCCAAACCAAAGCGATGCTGAAGGAATACGGAGGTAAACGATGATACGCGTGAGTTTTGAAGTAAAAAACATCCCGGCAGCTGCTACCGACGAAGAAATTGAAGAATGGCTTAGATTCTCTTTTGGGGCTACTGGATGCTTAAGCTTAGATAATCCGTTGGTTGACTACGAGGCAGAAGCTGACTCATCCAGTTTTGATGTTGAATTCGGAGGCCACCGATGAACACTCTGCAATCAATTAAGAATCGTATTAATGAGCTTAATGCGTTGATCGAAGACTCTATAATGCAGGAGCCTGATTATGCTACCGGAGCCGTGGCAGAAAGATACGAGCGCGAACGTGCTGAATATAAAGCACGTATAGACGAACTCGAGCGTCTGCGTAAACTTATTAAGGGTGATGCCGGCCTTTACGTTGCCCGCATTGAAGAAGTGACAAACGGGTACCCCCTTGAACTGGGTTCGTTTATGCGGGTCGACAGTTATCGTAATATCGAGCTGCATCCCGCTGACTCTGCTGGATTTGGCAACTACCTTGAGCACATCTTGGTGTCTGTGGTCTGGTGTGATTATCAGGAAAAATACTACAAAAAGCCTTTCGGTTCGCTCCAAGGGATGTATGTGGATATGGATGGCCGCATCAAGGGCTTTGATTTTGTCGGGCCGGAGGGAAGCAATGAGTAACATCCAACGTCTTGAGTTCGGAAATCCCGAACATATTGCCATGGTACGCTATTACGAGCTTGAGCATGGCTATGACAGGAATGCGGAAAATGTATACCACAACTTCGTTGTCACGGTTCGCCTTGAAAATTCATTATGGGATCCAACGCGTGAGCAATTCGTAATTTCAGCGCAAACAAGCGACATGGCTGAGATTATTGCGGATAAGGAAGCTTTTAAGCGCTATTCTCCTTACTTAGATTGCATGGATGAGGCAGCTATGGATGACATAGTAGAGTATGAAATTGAGTCCATCGAGCTGATTGAAAAGGCAGACCAATGGCCAGCACACATCCCGATGATATAACCGCCTACAGGGCCAAGGTTATCAAACAGTTCGATGAGGCTGCTCTGCTGTGTATGTGCTGCATCGAGCAGGATGCCCCCATCCCCACACCCGAGCCCGAGCCAGATCCAGAACCCGAAATTGATCCCTGGCTGCGTCCTAAACGCAAATATCGCCGCCGTAAGGCTGTAAAAAAGAAGCAAACAACAACCAATAAACCGCGCCAACGCCGCGTACCAGGCGGCCTGAGAGGCGCAAAAAGGAGAATAGGATGAAAGAGCCAAAAATGGTGCAAACTCCCGAAGAAAAGCTGCAGTCTATTGCTAAACTGCGTAATCTGAATGAAGGTAATTTCGTTGAGCTTGGGCAATTGCTGTCTGAGGTCAAACGCAGCAAGATGTTTAAATATCGCGGATATCCCACTTTTAAGCAATTTGTGGAAGATGAGTGTCACATTGGATCTGGTATGGCTGCCAAAGTTGTCGGAGTCTATGAGATGTTTGTTATAGATCAGGATGTGCCAGAAAAAGATGTAATTGATATGGGTCTTGATAAGCTGAACATGATACGCCCAATGTGCAAGGGAGCCTCTTACCAGGAGATCCAAGACTGGCTGCACAAAGCTGCAGAAATGACTACAACTGAGCTACGCGAAGAGATTCGTGAAAAGCGCGAAGCTGATCGCGAGACAGGTAAAACCATGCGCGAGATTCTTATCGATCAATATCTTGAGCGGATGGTGAGTCACTTCAACTGCGGCCGTAAGGAGCTCAATTTCAATCTTGCTTTATACTTCCAAGATATGGATCTCGATGAAGTTGCAACGCGCATTAAGAAAAAACGAGCCGAATTTGAACGTATACAGGAGGCATAAATGTGCATTAAACACGTAGAAATCCCAAAAACCCAGACCCATCACGACGGCAAACACGCCTATAAGGTGGATGGATCCGGCATCGTGGTGCCCGAGAGCCGCATCACCGAGCTGGAGAACTTGCAAAATGAAACTATCGAAACCCTGGTCGAAGAGGCTGCTCATCTGCAGGCCCGCATCGTCGACTTCAAACAGCGGGCAGAGAAAGATCTGAAAACCCTGCTGGATCTGCAGGCCGAAGAATATAGCGAAGAGTGGCAAGGCAATGCCACCCTGTACAATTTCGGCAAAACCCTGCAGATCGTGCGTAAAAACAAAAAGCGCAAGGGGTTGGATACCAAGGTCAATCTGGCTGTGCAAAAAATCAGCTCATGGCTCGAATCCGTCTCTGATGATGAGAATCTCGACGTCGTGAGCATCGTGCGCAAGCTTACTAAAGTAGATGACCGTGGGCAATATGATCGCGATTCTCTGCGTCAACTTTTGGATATCCGTGTGCAGCGCAATGCTGCGCTGTTCGAGGAAGCGAAAGAGCTGATCCGCAACAGCGAAATAGTAGTAGGTACCAAGCTCTATTACAAATTCTCCTATCGCGACGAAGATGGCGAATTCCAGCCGATCGTTCTGGATTTTGCCGCATTGTAAGCTAACCACCACACCGGCCCCGGCAATCGCCGGGGCTACTGGAGGGATGTATGAAATTCAAGGTAAATATGTGGGTTGAGTTCGAAAGTCGGGGCAAGACCTATCAGGGCAAAGTAAGCTACGTGGATGCCCGTAAACACACAATCACCGTGAAGGTCGGTAAAACCAGCGCCACCATCAGTGAAAAACGCGCTAAAGCAATCGTGGATCCGGCGCTTACTCAACCGCTGAAGTTCGGCGACAGCCGCCATGTCTCTGCCCTGAAGTACTCCGGCGATGTGCTGGGACAACTGGAGCGCGAGGATAAGAAACGCCGCAAGGCTGCAGCAATTGCAGAGGTTGAAAAGGCTCAGTTGAGCCTGGAATTTGGGGAGGCGATATGAACGTACAACCATGCCCGGTATGTGGCGGTAAAAACATCGTTGCTATTATGCACAACGACCACAAATTCACCGCCAAATGTGTAAACTGTGGCCGTCTTGGGCCCAAAAATATAGACATTACCGACTGCCTTAAGGATTGGAATGAAGATGAAAACCCTCAAACAGAAACACGCTCAGCTGTCTGATCTGTTGGGCGAGCCAGAAGCAAAGCGGCGCCTTCACGGTTTTTACGACCGTGCGATCCGTGCGGCAAAGAAAACTGTCGGGCTGGATGCTGCGCCGCCCAGTTTCGACTCTCAGGTCACATCCATCCTGGCAGACCTTACCGAGCGTACCGGAGTGAAGTACCGCACCACTACCAGCACAAAGGCCGCCATCCGTGCCCGTATGAACGACGGCTTTGCTCTGGACGACTTCTACCATGTGCACCAGATTAAAGCGCTGCAGTGGCTGGATAAGCCGGATATGCGTGGCTATCTGCATCCCAGCACACTGTACCGTGAAAAGCATTTCGAGAAATACCTGAACGAATGGCAGCTGTGGCATACTGCCAAACAGTCCACCGCCCTGCGCACCACAGCGCCTTCCCCATCGCAACCAAAATCAGAAGATAAAGAACGCAAAATGACTCCCGAGGAAGCAGCAGAAGCCCGCGCCGCCGTGCAGAATCTGCTGCAAAAACTGGGCAAAAAGAGGATAAAATGAACGGACACAAGAGTAAACAGATCCATCGCAAGGTACTGCAACACAAACGAAATGTGCAGCGCCAGTTATTAGAAACAATATACAAACTGCCATTTAGGCATCGCCTGCGTTTTGCCTGGAAGGTGGTGAAGGGTAAGAGGAGAAAAAAGTGACATCTTACGCCATACTGATTTGCACAACTGGCATTTATGAGCTTTTGTCGCAGATAAATAAGGAGCGGAAAAATGGCAAAGCTGTTTAGAGATGATCGGAGTTATCGGCCTGATGAGGTCGCTGAAAAGCTGCGGGTTGATGTGCGGCAGGTGTATCGCATGGTGCATGACGTAGATGATCCTCTGCCAGCGTTTCGCACTAAAAAAAGATCTGGGTCGTTACGGTTCAATGGCGTAGAGCTTAATGAGCACATTGACAAAAACCGAGTAAACCCGCTGGAGGAGTAGGTGAGCGCATCCCCAAACGCAACGAAATATCGCAAGGCAAGGAAAGAAGCTAAAGAGCTATATGAAGGTGGCGTGACTGACATAGACGTATTGGCCCGACGCTGCGATGTAAAGCCAAACACGGTAAAGCGTTGGATTGATAAAGGCAAATGGCAGACCTATGCAGAGCGTACTGCCCAGATACAGCAGGAAATAGAGGATGCTGCAGATGAATGTTTACTGAAGGCCCTTGAGGAATTCAAGAAGGATCCGGCGAACAAAGATCTGCAAAGCCTCAACAGCATGCTGAAGAGCTATCTGGAGCGGCGCAAGCCAGACCGCAAGTTGCTTGAATACATTATTCGCTTTGTAGAGGATGTGGTTGAGTTTGCTATCACTACAGACAACGACCAGTTGCGCACCGTGTATCAGGAGAACATCGCGGAGCTCAGCGATTTCCTGCGGAAGAAGTATGCTTGATTTTACTCAACAACAGAAAAAACGACTCTATGAAATAGCTTCACGTACACCCTCCGTGATGCCGTTCCCGGGTGATACCCCTGCGCTCAGAAATGCGCGCAGGGCCCGGGTAACGGGTAGCACTTGGAGCGCATTCAGCGAATTTGTAACCTGCTATCTGCCCTTTGTTGCCACCAAGCCTTTTGCCAAGTGCCATCCTGAGATTTACCGCGAGATCCGCGCCAACGTAAACGGCCTTACCGGGCTTACGGGGTTTCGCGGACTGAGTAAAACCGTGCTGTTCTCACTGGCCTACCAGCTGCATGAGCTGGCCCGTGGAGCCAAATACATAGTGAACGTTGGTGGTGATGAAAGTGCAGCGCTGGAGAAGAATACTTTTGTATACCAGCAGCTCACCACCAACCGCCGCCTGATGAGCGACTTCCCGGAGCTTGCTATAATAGAAGGTGATGAGAGTGACTTTTATTGCAAAAATGGGGCTCGTGTGCGGGCCCGCTCTATTCGCCAATTCCGGCGCGGTACCATTAATCCCCGCACCGCAAAGCGGCTTGATCTGGCCATCTGTGATGATATTGACGCAGAAGATAATATTGGCAGCAAGTCAATTGGTAAAAGAAAATTAGAAAAGATAAAGGGCGATATACTTGGCTCCTTGGATCCCGGTGGCATTGGCCGAGTGATCTGGCTGGGCAACCTCACGCATCCCAACTTTAGTATTTGTCAGCTTGAGGATGAGATCGCCGATAAAATTAAAGAAGATGAACCCGATGCGCGGCCTGATGATCGCAAACATCTTAAGCATGGCAAAACCGTGTTGCTGCGCTACCCGGTAGAAGATGCCGAAGGACACAGTGTGTGGCCAGAGCAGTACTCTGATGAAGCGTTGAAGGAGTTGCGCGGCAGTATGGGCGCCACCACCTATCTGCGCGAGATGCTGGGCCGTAAGATTATTGAGGGTTTGATATTTAAGTACGAATGGTTTAAGAAGTGGGCTGTGAAGCATAAAAAGCGCCAACCGGCCCGACTGTATGCCGACCTTGCGCCGGGGCAAAAGAATTGCTATAAAGCCTTGATTGGTGGGTATAAGGATGATCGCAAGTATTATGCCACACATGTGCGGGTGCGGCAGGAGAAGAACTCAGCATTTTTCCGCGCTTACTATGATGCCTTTAAAGACTTGCGGCATCGCTATGGCAGCAGCTTCCGCGCCAGCGTAGAAGGTAATTTTGACCAGTACCGCAGCTTTATCCGCGATTTTAAGATCTGGCAGGATGAAGAAAAGCTGGATGACATCACCAAGTTTATAGGCAAGTACAACAACAAGGGCCAGAAAAATCAGCGCATCGAAAGCACTGAAACGGTGATTGAGCAAGGCTACCTTCTATTGCCTGACGGTCAGGACACCAAGACCTTGATAGAGCAGTATATTGCCTACCCAGATGGCTATGTAGATGGCCCGGATGCCGTGGAAGGATGGCTGCAGCAATTCCCCGGCTACTCGCCCAAACGGGGTAAGGCCCGGGTGCGGAGCATGCGAAAATGAACCCCTACGATAAACTGATGTTTGATTTTTACCAGGTACTCAATAATGCCTGGCGGCAGAAAACCGTTGAGGCTTCGAAATCTGCCATCAGGCTGCTGATTGCCACCAAGGAGACTACTGCTATCACCCCGGCGATTATCGACGAGCTGATGCAGCAAATCGAGCAGCAACTGGGTGGAGAATTTGCCGGGCTGGTGCGTGAGCAGCAAAAGACCTTTATTGAGCGCAGTTATCGCTATGGGTTGAACGATGCCCAGCGTGAAGTCCCTACCCGATTTGGCATTGGACTGTATGGAGTTACTGAGAGCAGCCATGCCACCATTTTTGCCAAGCAGCAGCACTTCTGGATAGGCGAACACTTCAGTGCCGATATATCAAAGAAATTCAGCAACACGCTGTTTGAAGCGATTGATCGTGGCTTTACCACGGCGCAGCTGGCAGATCATCTGCAATCGCAGTTTGCCGACGTGGCTAAAAAGGGGCGCGCCTATTGGCAGGGGCTGGCGGAGCATACCGCATTGCGTGTGCGCGAATTTGGCCGTCTGCGTGGGTACGAGAAGGCTGGAGCCCGTGGTTATAAGCTCATAAACCCCATGGATGCCAAGACAAGCGACATCTGCCGGGCACTTATAAAACAGGACAAGGTGTATCCTTTGGCGCAGGCACTGGAGGTACGCGACAAACTTTTGGCTGTGGAGATGCAGGAAGGTGGATTGGAACGGGCACGAGACTACATAAAGGCCCTTGCTCCCTGGGTGAGCGACAAAGACGTGCTCTATGATGCCGATGGCGAGCCAACCGGCGTGCAGGGTGCGCATACGCCATTCCCACCGTTCCATTGGAAGTGCCGCACCGAGACGGCAATAGTGATGTGATATGATAAATTTAAAATTTGAAATGGGAAGTTTGAAATGAGAATACTACACCTGACGCTTAAGAAGAAATGGTTTGATCTGATAAAATCTGGTGATAAGAAGTTGGAGTATCGAGAAGATAAACCCTATTGGCAGAAACGATTGCTGCATGGTGACGATACTCCAAGAGCGTTTGATATTGTTCGATTTAAAAATGGGTATGCCAAAGATTCACCCACCATGGATGTAGAATTTAAGGGCATCACTTTCTCTGGACTGAAATGGTTAGAGCCTACCAGGCATGGTGAGATATTGCCTGAGAAGGTACTCGTGATACGTTTGGGCAAAGTTATATGTTGCAAATAAGTAAACACGGGAGGGTGTAATGAAAATCGTCATGTTATCGCAGCGGGATTTTGGTGGTAGTGGCCTGCGGATATGCCAGGCTGTGCGGCGGTACTGTCCAGAGCACGAGATTGTACTGATTACCGCCAAACCTGCGCGACTGGGAAGTGATTACTGCATCCTGGACGAATGGAAAAAAATGGAGCAGGCTGCTGGCAGTAAAATTGTTAGCATTCATGACATCATCCGCAATAAGCGGCAGATGGATGTGCATAAAAAACGCGCAATTACTCACCTGCAAGAATTGATAAACGAAGCCGACATTGTGCACTTTAAGGGCGATGAACCGCCGGTGGAAAGTTGGAACTTGCTGGACATCCCGGCGGATAAAAAGACGATTGTATCAGTAGGTGGCAGCGCATTTCGGCGCACGGCATTGCACCCCAAAGCGGCTCTGGCGCTGTACCCCATGCAAGACTACATGCGAGCCACTCTGCGCACGGCTCTCACGCCAGATCTCAACTATCCTGAATATCGCGGCATCTACACCCAGCAGGCGGTGGATACCGACCTTTTGCAGCCTGTTGCTGGCAAAAACCCCAATGGCCGGGTGATAGCACACAGTCCTACGCACTACGGCAAGAAAGGCACCGACCTCTTTCTGGATGCGCTTAACGGCCTGAATGCGCAAATGTATGGCATTGAGCTGGATATGCTGGTGCACATGGACTGGGTACAGTGCCAGTACCGTAAAAGCCTTGCTACGTGGTTTTTTGACCAAATGGGTGTAGGATTTTACGGGAATGCCGGACTGGAAGCGATGGCCATGGGGGTGCCAACCGTGTGCCACATAAGCCGGGATGCGGTAAAGCAGAGCGACGGCAAGATAGACCGCCACCATCCGGTATTTGCCCTGCGCACTCCTACCGTTGCAGCGTGCCAGGCTGCATTGTGCCGCTGTATGAAAGCTGACTGGCAGCAGGCAAGCGCAGCCACACGAGAATTTGCCGTGAAATTTCATGGCTACAAAACCGTTGTTACCATGTGGGACGAGATTTACCGGGGGATATGATGGATGCTACACAGTTGATACATTGGGAAGAAAAGGCAGCCAAACGGCGCCAGACAAAGAGCTACCGCAGGCGCGATGATGTGGATGAGATGGATTATCTGCTTGACTTCATTCGCCGTTATGAGGTGCATAGCATACTGGATGTGGGCTGCGGCTTTGGCGTGGTGGCCCGTCACCTGATAGACGGCCTGTGTGACCGGGTGATAGACTACATCTTGATGGAACCGACCCAGACCATGCGGGATGGGTGTTATGACGAAATTGGCGTAATGCCCATGGTGTGGCTGCCGCCTGACATGCCCTTTGAGGATGGCAGTATAGACCTGGTATTTTGCCACAGCGTGCTGATGCATTGCCGGACCGACCAGCAGTTGGAAATAGTGCAGGAAATGGCTCGGGTGGCCGGTAAATACGTGGTGATGAACGAACATCTGCCAAGTATGTGCTGGATGGATGAAGGTAATCCATTGCCGCATTTGCTGGAGATTCGCCAGGCAGACACCCCGGAGCGGGTGCAACTTATTTACAAAATCTAAAAACGATAAGGAGGGTGTTTATGTTGTTGTATGTGTATGCAGCGATAGTGTTTTTGGTTGTTTCGTATTTTGTAGGAGATTTGGCCGCGCAAAAGAATCGCGGATTTGCTTTAGGATTTCTTCTGTGTATATTGCTCAGTCCAATTGGTGGTTACATTGTGGTGCAGTGCATGCCAGATAAAAAGCCTAAAGAGCTGATAGAATATCGTAAAACCCGCAAGGCCGACGAAGATTTTGACAGCTGGATGGCGCAGCAAAACAAGAAATAGGCAGCTTTTTTTAAAATTAATTGAGAAATTAAACGACAACCAAAGCCAAGGGAGGTTTAGGATGAAGAAAATGTTTTTATTAATTTTAGTCTTCGCTATATTAACAGGGTGTGAAAGATTACCTAAAGACGTTGTGGAAGTCACTGCTAATCAATTGTTCTACAGTGAGGATTTTTTGGGAAACATATCTGTAAAAATTCGTTTCAAAGAAAAGCTTAGAAACGCTGAAGGATTGTTGTTTAGTGAGATTCAAGTAGAAAGAGGGGAAGAAACCAAATTTACAGTTAAATGCCCAGAAGACAGTACAAAAACGAAGTTTGTATATCACTTCGACTGGGTGGTTTCAGACGGCTATTCCTCATCTGCAGTTCAACATATATTCCCTGATAGCTTAACTTTATTCGCTGGCATCTCAGGCATGTTAATGTTTGGAGGGGGTGCCGTAGGAGAAGTAAAGATTGCTGATCATAAGTGGTCATCTGGTAATTGGAAGCATAATGTTTGGGTTACAAATAAAAGCGACAAAGACGTGACAATTGAATTAAGAACAACCTATTTTTCGAGTAGAGATGTAAAGTTAGAAGAGCACTTTGATTATGTAAATCAAACCATTAAGAGTAATGAAACTAAAAAGATAGCTGTAATTGTTCCAGCAGATAACACAGAAATAATCAAGTCCTCTTCTGTGAAGCTATCAAAAGTTTATTACTCAGAATGAGGCTTTAATAAAGACTTTTGAAAATTAAATGAGAAATCAAACGACAAAAAGAGCTTGACAGCTCCCGGCGCATTTCCGATTTTCGGAATCGTAGATTTACCAGGGAGTTGAAAAAGCTGACTCTGACGAGCTTTTTTTGTTGTTCAAGAGTTGAATTTTCAGCCGAGACTTCCGGTGGCGTGAGCGCCGGACACTTCCTGGAGGTGCTACAGGTCTCGGCCCTTTTTTATTGTAGAAAACCAGGAGGAAAAATGGGAAACCATTTAACCATCAACGGACAGATGCTGCCGGTTCGTGAGTACAAAGGGCAGAGGGTTGTTGTAAGCTCAGACGTAGCGTCAGTACACAACACGAAAGTCGAGTTCATATCGCGTAACTTCCAAAGAAACAAAAAACACTTCATTGAGGGCATTGATTATTTCCGGATGCAGGGCAAAGAGGCTCACGACAAATTGTCGCTACCATCTAACGTCACTCAAATCAACGTCTTCACTGAATCCGGCTACCTGATGTTGGTAAAATCCCTCACCGATGATTTAAGCTGGCAGGTACAGCGAGAGTTGGTAAACGGGTATTTTCGCAAGCCGGTAAACACCTTTGAGGCGGTATTGAAGTTTATGCCCTGGGAGGTGCAGCAGCTGGTACGGTATCGGGTAGGTCACCGGCTTACGCAGGATGAGACCGGCAAATTGATTGGCTGGCCCCGCAGCAAGGTGCAGGAGGTTGAGAAGCAGTTGCGCGCGGTGGGCTATGAGCCGCCGCATTATAATGGCATGCGCACGGCTCCAGCCGTTACTCAGTTACAGCTGAACATGGGGATGTGACCGATGAACCGGCCCGACATCCTGGACAGAATGGAGACCTTGAACAATGCTACCGAGGAGTATGCGCTCTTGATGGCATCCGAGCAAAAGCCGAGCAATTGCGGAGCCATACTGGATGTGCTGGTAGAGCAATACCGGCAAGTGCACTCTGACTTGCGAGCGGCATTGGCAAGATAACGACACACAGCCCCGGAAATTTCCGGGGCTTTTTTTATTGCGACATCTCTACCCCTCTCGATTTGCCCTGATGTGGCGGTAAGTTGTAGGCTCACGGGTGAATAAGGAGTAATTAATGAGCATACCTGTGAGCAACGAAAATGCGCTGAAAGCGCTGAACCTGAGCAAGCTGAGTGGCAAAACGGCGGTAGAAAACCTGCTAAATGCCCACAGCCCTTCCGTGCTCATTACCCTGCAAAATTACACGTTGGATGAAAACTATACCACCGCCCTTGCCGAAACCTCTACCCCATTGGCTACCCGCTATGAACTGGCATACAGCCTGCTGCTGCTGAGCAGTACCTACGAATTTTTGAACCTGAACACCGCAGGCAACGGGATTATTCAGAGCACGGGCATGGATGCCGGCAAAGCCCAGCTGCTGAGTGCCGCAACTGTGGAGAAGCAAAAAAAAGCCCTGGAGTTGCGCGCATTGCGAGCTTTGGAGCCATACCTGAGCACCGCCGGCAAGCGCCGCCTGGTGCAGCTGAGTGACAGCCGCAAAAGCAAGGCAAAAGCCGGGCTGCTGTGCGAAGAAACCACCACCGAAACCACCAACTGGTGGGAAGCTGGCTATGATGAAAGCCTGTGGGGCGACTTATGACCGAGCGTGAATTTTGGTTGAAGATCCACACTGAAATCGTGAAAACCCTGAACGAAATTGGCTCTACAATCATCGGCAGATCCAAGCAGATGATCTTAGATCGCGAGATCTACGATCGAGGTGACTTTTACCGCAACAGCGAATACGTGCAAAAGGGCAATCTTCGAGCTGGATACTCAGTGCAATTTGGCAGCAACGTGAAGCACGAACCCTACGTGCTTGGTGGCAAAGAGCCCAGCTGGACGCCACTGGAACCGCTGAAAGCCTGGGTAGAACGCAAGGGGCTGAACTGGACTGACCGCAAAACAGGCACAGCTCTCACCACCGAGCAGATGGCCCGGCTGATCCGCGGCAAAATAAAACGCGAGGGCATCCCAGCCCGCAACGTGTTTGCCGAAATCCTAAATGACAACGTGGGTTACGTGCGTGAACGCCTGGCAAGGATTGCTTTATGAAAAGCTTTTATCAGCAGTTTGTCGATCAACGGGATGCAATTTACACCATCATTTCTACCCTGGTAAACACCGGCAACGCGTTTAAGAATCGCAACAAAATCCCGGCAGATCTCAGCACTGGGTTCAGCGCCGGGGTGGTGAGCATAGAGGGCAAGAGTGGCAAAGACGGCACACGGAAGCGATACGTGAGCTTTGACAGACGTTTTGTGGTGTGGTTGATAGTAGATGCATCTGAGGAAATTGATGACCCTGACGCTGATTTACAGGCCTTAGAGGATAAATTTAGAGCCGGACTGATTGAAACACTTAACCGCGACATTGCCGAAGTGGAGTATTACCCAAGCTACGTGGACGGCTCCAGTCCGGTAATGATCGCAAAATTTACCATATCAACGGAGAAATCGTAATGAAAAAACGTCGCAGTAAAGCGCGCATTATTTCTGCTGGTGGCCACAATGGCCTGGTGATCAGCATCGATCAGCTGATTAATAAGAATTACAGCTGCAATCCGCATAATCTCAAGAAGCTGCAGATCCGCGGCTATCGCACTCTGGTGAAATCGGTAAAAGGTGACATCAATGCGGCCCGGATAAATCCACCATACGATATGGGCAAGTTGCTTGACCTGATGTTGATAGACGAATATCATGAGGGGTGTGTGGGCACTATTGCTGACAATGTGATTAAGCAATTTGAATGCGACAACGGCAAGGTGATGGATTGGTGGAATGCCCTTCAAACGCCGCCTAAGACAAACAAAATAAAGATACTTCGACAGTTTGTGAAGTATCACGAAGCCTGCGGCAATGGCTTTATGATAAAAAATCGCAACGCCCTTGGCGCGTGGGTTGGCCTTGAGCGGCTGTTACCAAATGAGACCGCGATCTTGGACGTGCGGGATGATTTTGGCTGGCTCACGCCTGACTATGTGCAATATCGCAGATATCAAGGGGTATTTATACCAGGTAATGACGTAATACACATGATGAAAGAGACCCACAAGAGCGAAGCCTGGGGCCTGGCCTCTTTGCCCGTAGCTGCCAATGTGGAGATTTTAAAAGAGATCAAGACGCTGGATCGCAACAACTTTAAAAATGGGCTGTTTGTTGATTACCTGATACTGGTGGAAGGCCTGCTGGATGATGATGCAGATGAAGATGGTGATGAAGCTACTGACGACAGCAGTTTTGCCTTGCTTCAGCAGCAGTTTGAGAACGCGATACACAACAAAAAGCAACACAGCAGCGTGATATTTGAGACGGGCGATCCGGAAGTAAAAGTGCGGGTAGAGCCCTTGCGTAAACCTCTTACCGGTGATGGCCAGAAAGATTTGGAAGAAAAGTACAAAAGTGGCATCTTCGCCTACCATCGCGTGCCGCCACGCCTGGCAAGCCAGGAGACCCCCGGCAAACTTGGCGGCGATAACGACAGTGACCTCAAGATATTTTATTACAATAAAGTAAAGCTGCTACAGTATGATGTGGCAACCATCCTGGCAAACGAACTGAACCGTGAATATGAATATGGCATTACCGCGGATGACTTCAATTTCGGCAATCTGCTGGATGACTTTAAAACCGAAGAAGAGCGCTTTTTTGATAAGGCGCGTAGCAAATAAAGGAGGAGAATATGCTGAGAAAGCTGTTCAAACGTAAGCGCGTGCAAAAGGGCGAATTGCGCAATCTTGATGTAGAGCTGGTAAGCCTGCTCTTTGATGATGTGCGGCCTGCAAATCGCAAAGGCGCTGTAGTGAAATCGGAAGATGGCAAAAGCTATGCCAATCTTTCTGCCAATGCAAAATTCAAAAGTGACACCGAAGGTCGCCTGTATGTAACCGTGCTTGAGCCGGACACTCTGGATAGCCAGGGCGACAAAATCACCAAACAGGAAATCGTAAAAGCGATGGATCATTTCGCTGAGAAGGGGATGCTGGGGCGTAATGACATCAACCACAACATGCATCCCGTCGACGACTTCTACACAGTAGAGAATTACATTTTGAAAAGCGAAGATGCTGAGCACTTCCCCAACACCGCAATCGGAAGCTGGGTGCAGGTACTCAAGTGCCGCGACATTACCGGTGAACTGTGGCAGAAAGTGCAGAAAGGCCAGTTTAACGGCGTGAGCATCTACGGCAGTGCTGATGACTATAGCTCTGCTGCCAAGGCAGAACACACTGCGCTGCTTAATGAGTTGAAAGAACTTCGCAAAGGCCTTGCAAAAACTGGAGATACCGACGCCCTGAAGGTGATTGATGACCGCATTAAAACCCTGGAGAAAGCCGATGATACGGCAGACACTCGGGAAATTGTGAAGGCCATCAACGACCTGGCGGTCGAGTTGAAAAAGGCAATCTCCAAATCTATCAAAAGCGAACAGGGAGATGAAAGCATGGACGAAGAAATCGTAATCAAAGGTGAGAAAATTGTCGTCAAAGAGTATCACCGTGAAATTGAGAAATCCTTCAGCCAAAACGGCGATCCTGAGAGTATGCGCCTACTGCCCGAGAATCTGGCAAGTCAGTTTGTGGATGAGACTCTGGACACCATTATGGATGACACTCTTACCGAAATCACCGTAGCTGAAATGACCAAAGACAACAAGCTGGACGTAGGCTTGATCGATGACCTGATTCTGGTAAACGAACTGGACGGTGAGCCTTCCGCACAGACAATCAGCGCCAGTGAGCTCACTATTACCCCAGGCATCCTGAAGGGCGAAATGAAGCTGGCCCGCACCACGGTAGAAGCATATAAAGACAAATACGGCGAAGCTGCCTATGTGGCTTATGTGCTGCGCAAGCTGGGCAACAAAGCTCTCAAAGCTCTCAAGAAATTACTATTTAAGGGCGATCGCGACAGCGAAACATCTACCCTGGCGGCCCTGGACGGCGTAATTGCTTTGGCTACGGATGGCAGTGCCGTAACCTCTGTGGATAGCACAACCTACCAGACCTGGGCTACTCGCATCCAGTATGCACTCAAGCAGTTTGGCGAAGATGTGCTGGAGCACATGGACAACTTTGTGATCTATGTGAGCAACAAAGACCTCATTGATATCCGTGCTGAAGCCGAAGCCAGCAAAAATGCCAAAGGCAGCCGTCTGGTGGTAGATGGTGCAAAAGTGTACTTCGACGGCATCCAGATCAAGGGCCGGTTTATGACTCAGAATTACATGATCATTGGTCTGCCCAAGTTCATCATCATTGGCGTGCGCACCGACGCTGAAGTTGCCCGTCGTTTCATCCCTTGGTTCTACCACTGGTACATCCGTCTGCGTGCTGGCATCACCTACGTGGCCAGCTTCGTAAAAGTGTTTAAAGTAGAAGCCGGTAGCTAAATCATGCGGGAGGTGATCCCTCCCGCTTAACTTTATACAAGTGAGGAAATTATGAAGAAAATACTTATGTTGGTAATCCTGTTGGTGGCTGTGGGTGTGTGTCTGGCGGTGTATACCGATGGAGATACCGATAACGACATCTTGCCTGCACTTGCCGCACTTCCTTTGGCAGGTGCAGTGGCAAAAGAAACCAGTCCCACCGGAATCGCAACTGAATTACAGTTCAGCCAAATAAAGGCAAAGCTGTATGGCGGCACGGTGTATCATGGTGTGGGCAGCTATACATCTGCAGAATTGGCAGATATTGTAGATGGGATGGATCATCTTGCCACCGAACTGGCGGCAAATTTGGACGCGATTGGTGACCTGGCTGAAGAGGATGATGCTATCGATTTGAAAAGTGAGCAGGCTACGCTGAAATCCCGCACGCACCTGGTGGGGGGTAAGCGCACCAATACGATGCAGCTGAAATTTGTGGGCCTGAGCGAAGCGGCAAAGAACTATCTGGAAAGTACTACATTCAGCAAAACCGCGCGTACTTTCGTGATTTTGGCGGATGACGATGAAAACAGTTTCGTAATTTTAAACGGCCTTAACTGGGTAGCAGGATGGAGTGCACAGATGGACGGTCTGTGGACTGTTGTCCTCAATACCGAGTTTGGCGGATCCACCGAAAACAAACTGCTCATCTACCAGGACGTAGTTGAGACAGCGCCAGTCTAAGTAGGAGTAAGCCCCCGGCTTGCTCCGGGGGCTTTTACCTTAACGGGAGCAATGAGATGAAGATAGATTTTAAAGAGATCGGCAAAGGATTGATCGGCAAGGGTTTGCCGCTGGTTGGTGGCATACTTGGCGGCGGTGCCGGTGAGAGCTTTGGCGCTACCATTGCAGGGGTGCTGGGGTGTGATCCTGACCCCGCAAGCATCGGTGAGGCATTGAAGGACGAAGAGAAGCTTCTGGCGCTGAAGAAATATGAGATGGATCACAAGACTGAGCTGGAGACGATCGCGCTGCAGAAGTACCAGGCTGAGCTTGCAGACGTGCAAAGTGCCCGCACTATGCATGCAGACAAAGTAAAAGCTACCGGAAAGGTAGACGTATTCCTCTACATGTTGGCTTCAGTGCTGGTACTTGGGTTTTTGGCGCTGTGTTGGATAATGATGAACCATGCCATCCCGGCTGAGCAAAGCCAAGTGATCTACATTTTGTTTGGCACGTTGGCCAGTGCGTTTGGTCAGGTGATTGGATTTTTCTTTGGCAGCAGTAAAAGTTCTGCCGACAAAAACAAGATGATCGCCATGACGGGTAAGGGCGGTGAGAAATGAGCGACAACCGCAAAACATACGCCTACTGGATTGGTACTATCCTCACTCTTATCTCGTTGCTGGTGGCTATCGTCATCGCCTTTAATACAGTAGATTTGAAGGCTGAGGCAAACCGCTGTGATATAATTGAGCTAAAGCAGGACGTGAAGTATATCGATGAGATACGCTACAATCTGCGCGCCCTCTGCGAAAAGCAGGGAGTTACCTACATACCGCGAGGTGATAAATGAAACAAGTAATGAACCATAAAATGAAAGTTGATGAGCTGCATCATATCGGGATGCAGGTCGGCACCGGCATATCTACGCAGGACGCCACTACACCTACGGCTAATACTTCGCCAAGCATAATAGCGCCAGGTGGTACGCTAACGCTGAAGGTGCCTGACAATGCCGCCGAGCTGGTGGTGAACTGCGATGATGGGCTGCATGTGAGCGAGGATAGCACATTTACTCGCTACGATCGCATCTTGGCCGGATCGAAAGAGCCGATTGGTTGCGCTCGTGGCGGTGAGCTGACGTTGAAGAACCCCGGCAGCGCAAGCGTGACCGTTTATTGGCGCTGGAATCTGTTGTGAGGCTGAGATGTTAGGACTGCAAGGTAATATAATTCAGCCAGGGAATGGCGCTAACGACGCCTATGGCGCAGCATGGAAGCCAACTACTGATGAGTGGATGCGGCTGGGCACATTGGCTGAGTACAGCGTAGATTACGACAATGCGCCATTTAGCAACATCCCTGAGATGCTACTCACGGTACAGCGGCAGCGTGCCCGCTGCCTGGTGGCTGATGATTTGACCGTAAATGCGTGGTTGGATGCGGATGACAGCACTAAGCTGGCAAACGGCCTTGCCGCAGACTTAAGTGGTGTTGCCGGGCAGGTGTGTGTGAGAAATCCCGAACACTGGCGGAAATTCGAGGTGGTAGACGGCTGGCTTTGCTGGTGGGTGGCTCCTACGGCGAAAGCGGGTTGGGAGTATGTGCCCGAAGAATTTATCGGTGCATTCCCTGGCAGTGATGACGGCACAGGCAAACTGAGTTCCGTAGCAAACGCCAACATCCTTGTAAGCCGCACATTGCCACAATTCCGAGCTGCCGGACAGGCACGCGGCGAATTCTGGTACAATAAAATCAACCACATACACATGACTGATATATTCTTATACATCACAGAATACGCCAATTGGAATGCTCAGGCAAAAATCGGGCCCGGGCTATCGAATGCGGCAAGTGCAGACTGGAGTGCTTACAACGGCTATTCTCCACTAATTCAAACTGGTGTTACAACGTCGCTTGGCAATCATACGGGTGTGGTTGAAATCACTATCCCGAACTTTGCAAACCTTGGCGCAGATCCACTGGTGACACAGGAAGTCAGCTATCGCGGCGTAGAAGGGCCCTATGCGCATTTATTCGAAGCGATTGACGCGATTAACATTAAGAATGTAGAAGGTGTAGGCAGCCAGGTGTGGGTGTGTACTGACCTTGACCAGCTTGCTTCAGACACGGAATCCGGCTACAAGATGGTGGGGCTGATGGCTGAAATCGACGGGTACGGTGCCAACTTGATACCCTCCAGGCTGTGTTTTATTCCTTCAGCAGTCGGCGGCAGCAGTACTACGAAGTTGTGTGACTACCTGTACACCTATTTTGATAATCTCAGTGCAGGCTTTGGTGTGGATTGGCGTGTGGTCTTTGGTGGCGGGCCTGCGTATAACGGCGTCCTTTGTGGCCCGGGCTGCGTCTACGCGCGTCACGGTTCGTCCATTTCCGCGTCGTACTTCCGCGGGCGCCTCTGCGGAACGCGGCGAAAAATTTTAACGGCATGAAAATTAGAGCAACTTTGACAGCGTGTGGTCTTTGGTGGCGGGAATGCGAATAACAGCGTCAATTGTGGCCCAGGCTACGTCAACACGAATAACAGTTCGTCCAATTCCACGTCGAACATCCGCAGGCGCCTCAGCTTATTCTTTTGGTCAAAGTTGCTCCGCCTCTTGGCGAAACACAAAGCAAACCCCATTGGTGCTGGTACTCGTTTTACGGAGAACGTTCCGGGGTGAAATAAGCAGAATGAAAAGAGTTGGAAATATTTACAGTGAGATATGTTCCGTTGAAAACATTGCACGAGCTCACGATAAAGCAAAAAAAGGTAAAGCTCATTACGCTGAAGTAAAAATGGTAAATGCTAACCCAGAGAAATACTTCAGCGAGTTGCACGAAATGCTAAAAAGAAAGCAGTTCAGAAATTCTGATTACAAGATAATTCAGAGAACAATGGACAACGGCAAGGTGCGAACCATTCATAAGTTGCCGTATTACCCGGATAGAATCGTACAACATTGCATTGTGAATGTATTAGAGCCCGTATGGGTGAAGTCTATGATTAACGACACGTACTCATGCATAAAGGGCCGCGGATTGCATAAATGTGCAAACAAACTGAAGCAAGCTGTTCGTAATGTGGACGATACGAGATACTGCCTGAAGATGGATGTTGAGAAGTTCTATCCTAACATAAACCACGACATTCTCAAGGGCTTGCTGAGAAGAAAGATAAAAGACAATGATGTGCTCTGGCTGCTTGATGAGATTATTGACTCGGCACCAGGTGTGCCCATCGGCAACTACCTCAGTCAGTTCTTTGGTAATCTGTATTTAACTGGGTTTGACCACTGGATTAAGGAAACAAAGCGAATTAAACACTATTTCCGCTATTGTGACGATTTGGTGATACTGCATGAGGATAAGGCATTTCTGCATAATTTGCGACGTGAAATCAGTGACTATTTAACAAACGAACTTAAACTAAAATTAAAAAACAACTGGCAGGTATTCCCGGTAGCATCTCGTGGAATTGACTTCCTTGGATACCGATTTTACCATAACTACACGCTATTACGCAAATCCATTGCTAACAAGTACAAAGCAAGGATCCGCCACATAATCAGCAACTGGAATGATATGAGTCCGGAACAGGTTATAAACAGCATTATGAGCTATTATGGATGGATGAAACACTGCAATAGTCGTAACCTGCGCAACTCAACCATCACTGATGAAGTATTTTGGATAGTAAAAATGAAATCACAGGAACTTGGGATAAGTAATCCGTTACAGGGGGCTGTGTGAAACGCTTTTCAGATATATCTAAAGATAAGATTTTGGATGGTGAAAAAAGGCGCATTGATGACATCCTGAATCAGGAGGTGTGTTTTTTGTCATACACCATCAGGGATAGCAAATATACAGATAACAAGTCAGGCCTTTGTATGACTATTCAGTTTGAGCAAGATGGCAAGCATTACGTCATCTTCACCGGTTCGGCAATACTGATGGATCAGTTTGAGCGGTATGGGGACGAACTGCCTTTTTTGGCCACTATACGAAAGATAAGCAAATACTATACATTAACATAGTGGAGGTACTATGAAGGATATGAGTAACATAATTCAACCGGCTGTGCAGCGTATTGGCAACAGACTGATTCTGCGCCACGACCTGCATCAGGTTGAGGTGCCAGGCCCGGATGGAGCTGAGGTTGGCTGGGAGTGTGAGAAGGTTGAGGTGGCTGCGCTTTCCACCGACAGCACAGATGTGCTAAAAGGCAAGATTGTGGCCGCTATCATCGGTGAGCGCTACCAAATGCGGGATGAGATTGGTCTGCTGAACGAGGTTGCGGTGGATGATCCAACCGCTGAAAAGCTGGCTGAGTTCGCAGAATATCAAGCCTTTCGTGCGCACGCAATTCAGCTTGCCCGGATCTTCGTCATTTGCTCCCATTCGGAGCTTGAGAAAAAGACGGTAACAGAGCTAACCGAGATCGGCCAGCTGTTGGATATGGCAGAACGCACGGATTATTTTAGCATCGCTACGAAGGATGAGAAGATCGACATGCTGTGTGATGTGCTGGGGGTGGTGTAATGCTTACCAACACTGTTACGCATGCGAAATTAGGCATCCTGCTGGGGTTTGCCGTACTTTTGGCATTCGTTGTATTTGGCATGCCGGGGCTGTACGCAGCTGCCGGGTTTGCCCTGGGCGTAATTGTTACCATCGAAATCTACCAAATCTACTCGTACTGCATTAATGGCCAGTACTCATTTCGTGTAGGAGTAGCGATGTATTTAGCGCGTAAAAAGCTGGATACGATTGTGGACATTGTAGTAGGCCTGGTGTGCGCAGCATTGCCGGTCTGCGTTTATTTACTGCTGTGAGGTGAAGATGAAAATAATCGACATTACTGGCAGATTTGCAGATAATGCAGTTTGCGAAAAGGAACAGCGCGTAGGCGTTTTTCACTGGACTGGCGGCCCTACCGCAGAGGGTGCAATTGAGTGGCTGGACAAGCGGAAAGGTGGCACAGGCAGTGTTGGCTATAATTACATCATAGACCGAGATGGAACAGTGTATGTTCTGGCAGATCCCCGGACATCGTGGATGCATAACACAGGGCTGGGGACTGCGTATGATTGCAAAACAGTATCAATTTCATTCGCATGCAAAAATGCTGAGCATGGTATCACCGAAGCGCAGATTAATGCTGCTCATTCTCTTGTTGTGATATTGGAAGGCTGGTTTGATATCAGCTGGACGCACCATGCTGCAATTAATGCTCATAAACAGGATTTTCCTGCGGATATGTGGGGAAAGTTAAAACTGCAACTTGGAATAAAATAAGGAGAAGCTATGCATATTTCAACAAAAGTTACCGTTTTAAAAGCAGTATGGGCTCTGTTGCGAGAATTGGGGCTTGAGGGTCTGCTTACCGGTGACGGCGTGAAGGTTGATCCGGTTAAACTGCTGAATTCTCTGCTCATCGAAAATCAGCTGTCTGAGTTTATCGAAATCATCACCGAAGGTACGGTACATGCGGATGATCTTGAGCTGAAAGAGGTGGTTGAATTGGTTGTAAATTTTACGCAAAGTACCGGCGACGCATTCAAGCCGCTGGTAGCACTTCTAAGCGAGTAAAGCGGTATGATCGCAACCCATTCTGGGAGATATGTTACGCCATGGGGGTGCTTCATCTGCCTGCCGACGTGGAAATTGATGAAGCACTCTTTTACATCCAAAAGCACAACGCAGAGGTGAAAAAGTGTCAAACACGGTAACGATACGGCTGAATTTGAAGCTGGATAAAAAGAACCAAAACGAGGTTGAAAAGCTGCTTGGAAGCTTGAGTAAGGGCAAAACAGTGCCGGTGAAGGTAAACACACAACAGCTACAGAAGGGGCTGCAGGGTGCGCTATCTTCTGTGAAGCAATTTGGTGACGGACTCTATAAAAGTTTTAGTCAATTTGGCCTTGCGATGGGTGGTTTTGAGGCTATGGTGAAAATGCTGTCAAACACTGCAAAAACTTTTATTAACCCTGCAGACCAATACGAGCAGGCGCGTATACGCCTCGTTAATTTGTATCAGGATCAGGAAAAAGCCAATCAGGTGTTTAGTGAGTTTAAACAAATTGCGGCCACTACGCCGTATGCTCTGCGTAGTGTGATAGAAGCTGGCTCTCAACTGAAAGCATTTGGCCTGAACGCTGAGAATACACTTAAATCCGTGGCAGATTTGGCAGCATTTATGGGGGTGGATGTAGTTGATGCAGCCAACGCCGTTGGGCGTGCTTATGCTGGCGGTGCCGGGGCAGCCGATGTGCTGCGAGAACGTGGTGTGCTGGAGCTTATTAAAAGCTATAAAGGTGTAGAAGATCTATCAAAATTAACGCTGCCTGAGTTTAGAGAGGCAATGCTCTCCACGTTTTCAGATCCAGTTGCCGGTATTGTGGGTTCTACGGATCGCCTGGCGGAATCTTACCGTGGCGCAATGAGCAATATGGGCGATGCTATTGAAAGCATAATGGCGAAAATAGGCAAAAAGCTATTGCCGTCGTTAACTAAAGGGATTCGCAAGGTCACCTCTTTTCTCGAATCTCTTCAGCGCAAAAGTACGGCACTCAACACAAATCTTGCCGAAACGCTTGGATTGCAGACTAAGACGACTGCTCAGTACAGCGCTATGAGCCGCGAGTTGCTTTTATTGGCGCAGAAAAAAGACAAAAACTCAGTTGAACAGGAGCGGTACAATACCTTGGTGCGTGAGATGAATACGCAGTATGGTAAGTATTTGCCGAATCTCATCACTGAAAAGACCACCTATTTTGACCTTGCCGCTAATTTGAAGACTGCGGCAGACAATCTGGAGCAGTACTTTCTTGCTAAACGGAAAGAGGCGGTAACCTCTGATATCCAATCAGAGATGGATAAGCTCAACAAACGCAACGAATTACTTAAGTATGGGCTTGAGCTGCAAAAGGCTGGCGAGATTGTTGTGTTTAAAGATGATGATGGGTTTGAAAAGTCTACCGCCAAGGTGCAGAAGGAGATCGAGCAGAACGACCTACAGTTGCAGGCTCTGGAGCAGCGGTACAAACGCGCGGCTGGTGCCATCTCTGAAACCGATCGAATGATTATTCAGCTGTTTGATGATGCAGGGGATGGCGATGACGTGCCTGCTCCTCTTGATCCTAAGGTTATTGATAAAGCCAGGCAATCGATGGAGGCCTTTTTTCTTTCTTTGAAATCTAAAAGAGACCAGTTGAAGGCAGAGTATAAAGATCGCAAAAGCCTGCTTGAGGTTGCCTATACCGGCGATCCTGATGGTTTGAAAGCAAAGGTAGATGAGCTGGATGCCTGGTATAGAGCTGAGCAGGACAAACTCACCGATGATGAGAAGAAGGCGGCAGAGGATGCTGCAAAGGCTTCCATCCAAGCGAAAGAAAAAGAGTATCAGGCTGCGATTGCGTTACTTGAGGCTAAGAAGCAATTGGGGTTGGATGTTACCGATGAGCTTGCCGCTGCACAGGCGGAATACACGGCCTGGCTTGCCGTCACCTACGGCAAAGACAGTGCTGCCTACATCGCAGCATTGCAGCAAAAACAAGATGCAACCGTCGCATTTTGGCAAAAGACGCACAAACTTACTACCGCCTATATGGATGCCCTGCTGGATGGTTTCCGGACTGCCTGGAACAGTATTTTAGATGCATCTATGACTGGCAGCGAGCGAATGGGTGCCATCTGGAACAGCATAAAACAGAGCTTCGTGCAGGCGACCGGCGAGATGGTGGCGGACTGGATGAAAAAGCAGATGATGAAGCTGGTGATGGCAAAAACGGTAGGAACCGTTGAACGCGCTGAAATAGCTGCAACTGCAGCAGTTGAAAAGAAAAGCCTTTTGATGACAATAGCATTGAAACTGAAAGGCATCCTGGTGTCGTTGGGGCAGGCTGCTGCTGCTCTTATGAAGTGGGCTGTCGCTAAGCTGGGCCCAGCGGGGATAGTTGTTGGTGGTGGCTTGGTTGCTGCCTTGATGAAGAACTGGGAAGGGATAAAAAGCAGGATCGGGTTTTACTCCGGTGGCTGGACGGGTGATGGTGATGCGCGCGCTGAAGCGGGCGTGGTGCATAAGCGGGAGATAGTGTTTGAAAGCGGCATTGCCGGGCCTAACAAGAATGCTCTGCTGTGGCTGCGCAGCATGATGCAGCGTGGATTCAGTCTACCGGAATTGATGCAGCCGGTGATGCCGATGATGGCATTTCCTACTCTTGCCGGTGGCGGGAGTGATAGGGCTGTGCTGGATCGATTGGATAAAATCGAGAGAGCAATCGCCAATAAACGATTTGAGGGTGACTTTCGCCTGAAGGATGACCGAACAGCCACAAATCGCTATAAGGTGCATCTGGACGACAAGGCCAGCTACGAGCGGAGAGTGAAGTGAAGTTGACCTATTATCGCTGGGCTGGAGGGCATCTGCTGGAAATGCACACGTTCAGGAAGGTGTATTTTGACACCGTTCCTAAACTTACCTATGAATTTGATTTGTTTAATGTAGAGGTTGATGCTCAGGAAATTACCCTGGAGCTGTATTATAATGCCGATAATGTGGATGAGAACGGAACAGACCGGCAGCAGTGGAACTGGTGGCACCAGCAGAACTATGAGCAGATCGGGGCAATGAGACTTACTACCGATGCAGGGGTGGTGCTGTTTGAGGGTGTGGTGGATGCCGATGCTGAGCGTGGGGTTGATCATGTAAATCGCACGTTATCGCTCACGTATTTTGGCACTGTTTCTTATATGCTGGAAAAAACATTATACAGCGTAGACACTGATCTGGAGATCGTTACGGGGTTTTATCGCTACTCTCTGGATGGTGGTGCAGGAAATGATGGCGGGGCGATTTTAGAGCTTGTGCAGGCGTTTTTTACCCGCTATTTAGCATCATTTACGCCGCATTTGCCGGAAGTAGCAGATTGGGAGCTCACGGCTCCGGTGCCCTGGTATTATATGCAAACCCATGCGCAGGCTTTTTATATGGGCTACCGAGTGCTTTGGGACGACGAAACGAGCATCCTTGAGGCACTAAAAGACTTGCTTGCCATTGCTGGATTGCGGGTTGTGTTTGCAGGCACGGATGCCTTTTTGTACAGCTATCGTAACGGGAATAAGGAGATAACTCCTGACGGCAAACTGGTGGGGACTGATTATGTGATCACTCGGCAGAATGATCTGGCATCCAGCTTGGATGAAAGTGGCTTATACAGCCTTAGTTGTGATGCGTTTTTTCGCTACAGTATAGATGGCGAAACGTTGGATTATGAGGGCAGCAGCGACTATATATTGTACTGCATCCCGCCCTGGCTGCAGCAATATACTAACGAGCGCAGCCGCAAATACACGTTTACCGGCTACAACACCAACCTGTCCATTGCAAATATGTTTGAGCACAATAATGAGACGGTAATCGTGACTAAGATTGAGCGGGATTTGCGCTACATAGAGGCTGAAACACAGCCGGTAGAAGTGGAGGCAGAGGTGATATATGCAGATTAATGGATTTATACTTTCGCGGGGTGAGACGTCGTATGTGTGCAACTACGGGATGATTGATTATTCGCCATCAGTGAAGTATCAGTACGAGAAGGTCAACCCTCTGGATCCTACTGAGATTTGGCAGGATGGGAAGTATCATGATGATGTACTGGACTGTAAAGTGCCGGTTGAACCTAATCAATATGATGAGATATACAACCTGCTGGATGGTGTGGGTACTTTAATGATACTGTTTAATCATGGTACGGACGCCGCGGGTAAGCCGCGTACCAGGGCATTTGTTATCAGTAAGATCGACAACATGCCCACTTGTCCGGACGATTTGCATGAATACCCGGAATTTACAGAGTTTTCGCTGCGATCGATATACGAAGAGTTGCCGGTGTATACTGGCGATGATTCGTTGATAGTTGAGCCAGTTTTGGTAGTTTAGGAGGTTATGATGAAGTTTGGTACTTTTATACGCAAGAATGTAGCTGGGGTGATTACAAACGTTACGGGGTTGAATGTAAAATTAGTGGCCCCTGGCGACAACTGGAGCTCATCTGGCAATATCGTGCTTACCGAGGTAAGCGGTACGGGCTACTACGAGAATAGCAGCCTCGTAGAAGCTGATGACAGCGGATATTATGAAGTCTGGACGGACGATAGCGGCGTTGGCGCAGACAGTGGCAGCCGGGTGATAGTTGGCAAGGTGAATGTAGTTGGATTGCTTGATGTAGGTGATGCCAGCGGTGAAATCCCGCAAAATGGAGATGCCCTTGGGCAGGAACAGGTGGTGATGACTAATGCTGCCAAGAAGGTAGTTACGGTTGCTGCAGGATCAGCGCACAATAAGGATTTTGGAAGTGATCCAGGGGAAATTCCGGCTATCGGCGCGGCTTTGATCGACGGCGAATTTCTAATAGCAGACACCTATAGTGGTCAAGTTAAGGTAAAGCCAAGCGGATACACGCCATACAGCTTTTTGACATCACTACAAAAGCAAGAAGGCGAAGGCGGTTATCTTGATTTGAAAGTAGCTGTTGCCACGGCTGAGACGTCTACACACAGCAATGAGGCCAAAGTTGAGTTGAACATACCCAGTGGAGCTAAGGTTATTGGCGCGCAATTTCGGGTTGAGTCGAGCCCAAATAAAAACTGGAAAGCAACATTCAGTGGCGGGTTGTTGTTTGACCTGGTGAGCAATATAGCGTATGCAGCCAACACTAAAGCCAGTGTACTGTTTGACGAGAATGCGAATGCCCTGGTGTGCAGCGGTGAGACCGACTTGGTTATATCAAGTCAGGATACGTTTAATTTTGCTGTAGTGGGCACGATACGCTGCGCCGTGTACTACTATGAGATTCACCCTATGAATGATTTTGGGGCATAGGCCGATAAAAGGGTTGCCGCCCACGCCGAGAGGTTTGGGCGGTTTGTTATATATAGTACGCGCGCGTACATTATATACAGTAAGGATAAAAAACGGGGTGAAATAATCGCAGAAATACAT